TATCGTAAGCACTCGTGTCGTTGTTCCCGGATCCGTACATGCGCGGCGTGACCCAGCCGGAGGTATCGGGCTCGTAGTAGACAGTGCCGGTGGTACCACCGGCACTGTCGTAAGTAGAAATCGTAACCTGTCCCCCGTGGCCCGGCGCAACAGCCACCTTGCGGTACGCCTTGGCGTACCCGAACTCCCCCGCGTTCAAGAACCCGCCGAGGAAGATGGTGTCGGGCGCCGCCGCGGGGCTGGTAAACCCGTCGTAGGCTTGGGCCTCGGCCTGTGTCGCAAACACCTTCTCGCCGTCCGGCACCCAGTTCACCGTCACAGTGTCCGTGCCCGCGGTGGTCGTAATCGCGATGTTCGTGCCGGCGGCAAGCGTCAGGGTGTCAGCGACAGCATCGGCCACCACGTCATCCTGCCCGGCGACACTGATGGTGCGGAACGTATACGCCGTGCTCTGTGCGAGCCCCGCCTCCTGCAGCGCCCCCTCGACGTCCGTCGCGGTGTAGTACCCGCCGGCGTCAGTGATCTGGATCGTGCCGGCCTGTGCGGCCTCCTGCAGCGCAGCCTCGACGTTCGTACCGGTGTAGTACCCACCGGCGTCCGTGATCTGCGTCGTGCCGGCCTGTGCGGCCTCCTGCAGCGCAGCCTCGACGTTCGTACCGGTGTAGTACCCGCCAGCGTCGGTGATAGAGATCGCGGCTGCAGTGGAGTACTTGTCCGCAGTATCCAGCATGGAGGCCGCGGTGACGCGCATCTCGACGAGGGCGCCAGAAGTGAAGCTGGCCGCAGACGTACCGTCCTGCGCCCGGACAATGGTCATGGCGTTCGCGACTCTCGCAGTCACCTTGACAATCTCGGTCGTACCCGCGGGAGACATGAGCGTGGCGTAGAAGTACTCCGCCCCTGTGAGCGTCGGGAACTGATCCCCGTCGACAACGACCATGCCCGTATCGGACGCGGAGATCGGCGTGGCGAGCGTGCTGGATACGTTATTCTTCAGTACAATCGTCATGCTATCCTCACGGAGCCAATGCGTCCACGATCTCTTGGAGCGCAGCTGCGGTCATGCGCAGCTCGACCCGGCTAGTGGCAAGGAACGGGATCGCCAGCGTACCTTCCTGCGCCCGTGTCACGGTGAACGCGTCATCTGTGCGGCCGGTGACCTTGACGATCTCCATGTTCCCGCTGACATCCTGCAGGGTCGCGTAGAAGTAGTCGCCGACCCCAAGCTCCGGGAACAAGGTGCCCGTCCCCGCGGCCACAGAGAAAGACGTTGCGGTGCTGCTCACCGCATCGGCCAAGGTCGTCGTAGCGTTGTTCGAGAACTTCAGCCCCATGGTCCCCTCATGCAAATCTGGGGGCGGTGGCACGCATGGTACCCCGCATGTTGCCGAGATTAGCACGCGCCCGGCGCTCCGTCATCTCGCGAATGAACTGCTTGGCATGGTATGCTGCCAGCTCGCGGTCTGACCAAGTGACCTTCGGCAGGACAAGCAGATACTGTAGCGCGCTGTGCAGGATGGCTTCTTCGAGCTCGTTGAAGATGTGCTCTGCCATACCGTCGGCCGCCCGCGTGGGCTTCAGCGCGTACACCATGCGCATGTTATAGACCTTGTCGTCATCCGGGGCAGGCAGGACGATGTACTTGTCCGAAGTCAGCTGCGTGACCGCGCGGGGTGAAGATGCCTCCGCGAGGGCGCCGTCAGGTAGGACGAAGGCCGAGCCGGAGTTGAACTCCTCCGTGTTGAACTCGGCGGTATTCAGGCTATTCTCCGGAATCTCTTCCCAGAGCGTGGCAAGGTCCTGCCCGCTGTACGGGTCAGCCCAGTCGGGGAACTGGTACAAGGCCTGTTCAAGCGTAAGCCGGTCGAGCGGGCGGTCGTTGACCAGCGCGTCGAACAACACATGCACTTCTGTGTTCGCTGGCTTGTCGTAGGCATACTCATGGACACCGGGTAGTAGCGCAAACGTCGGCTGGACATAGCGCCATATGAGCGTGCGCTCACACACGCGGATCGCCGCATCCCGGATGTACTGGATCATCGTCTGCTGAGGACAGCCGGGTACGCTCGGGTTCAACCGAGGAACCAGTGATGCGAAGGTGCGGTCCGCCACTAGCTTATGCTCCTTGGATCCAGCCCGGCATCGTCATTGTCTGTCAACTCCCGGGAACCCAGTGAGAGTCCCATACCCTGAGTGAACGACTCGAAGAACAGTTTCGCGCGCCCCGAGTTCACATGCTCGTCATCGATGGACTCAGCGAGGTACACGGTACCATCTACAAGCGTGGGGAAGTACGCATCAATCGGTGCCGTGATCGTATCGCCCAGCGCGTAGTCTGTCGGTACCTTGGCGTATTCTGCCGTCAGTATAACACCAGCTTCGGGGGCAGGGTAGAGGAAATACACGTTGGGGTTCCGCACGTGCCGCATGAAGTTCACCGGCGTACCGGCCGCCTCACTACGCCAGCCGGGGTACGTCTGATCGAACACCTCACGATCCACCTCGGTAATGGTGTTGCCCCCTGTGACAGAGAAGATCTCCACGAGCCGGATAGAGTCGGCAGGCATCGTCTGGACAGTGGTATTCGGTGTCGTGCTGACGTCGCCAAGCTGCAAGAACAGATCCGGTCTACCCATAGCCATACGCTTCAAGGCTTGGTTGACAAACCCCAAGAGTACAGTGTCGGTATAACGCTGCGGAGTGCGCGTGTCGCTGATAAGGCGACGAACCTCGGCGATGACGTCAGCAGGTGTCATTCGAGCAGATCCCTCGATGCGTCGGCCTCGATCTCCGGGGCGACCCGGTTAGGCTCTTCTTGGGTGTCCTCTGTGGACAGATCAAGTGCTTTGGTCTTGCGCCGCGCCCGGGTCTTCTTGACCTTCTCCACCTGCTCCGGCTTGACGAAGCGCTCTGGGTACGCCTCCTCCTCGGTCACCGGCTCGCAAAGAGGGTTCTTGGCGAGGATCTCGTTCCACCCGTAGATGAAGCCGTCCTTCTTGTTGCGCAGGTACATCTTGGTCATTTCGATCTCCGTTTACCAGACGGTGTGACTGGCCACGACTTGCGCGCCGGACCCGTCTTCTTGGTCGTCATCGACCGCTTCTCGCCAGCGGTCATCTTCTTGGCCGCCGCGGCAGGGCGGCAGGCCGGGTAGGAGCGAGACTTCTTCTCGGACCCGGAGCGGCCACAGGGTTTGCCGGTCTTCACATCGACCCACTTCTCCCCGAACCACTTGCCGAGCCCGCCCTTAGCCACTCTTCTTCACCCGATTATCAGGACCACGCCATCCGCCGCCACGCTTCTTGTATTCCTTGGAGGCCCACGAATTAGCATAGGCACTCGGGTATACGTCAAACTTCTTCTTGGCCTCCGCCTTTACGCGGGACCAAAGCGACGGATTTGTCGGTTTTGGGCTACCCTTCTTCACTGCCATTTACCCAATACCCCCGTGGCAACCGGTTTGCAGCTTGCTCAGCGATAGTAGCCCAACGCACATTCCCCGGCTCATAATGCCCGAGTGGGTCGATACGGTCGAGACTACACCCTTCCGGCTTTGGCCCGAGCAACTCGAAGAACTCATCGAACGACGTGAACCGAAACTCCACGGCTTCATATGCTGGGTGGTGCTTTGCCCCGAGGCGGCACCGCCGCTTGGCTTTGTAGTAGCTGTTCCGCGCCGGTAGTTTATCAGGGTCATTCTTGACCCCTGTCCCTTTGGTTGGGTGGGCTTTGTTGGCAAAGCGCGTTTGGTTCCTGCAAGGCTTGCAGAAAAGCTCTTTCCCTTCGCGCTCAGCCTTGCGCACAACATCACCACGGGCCAGCCTCGTCTCTTTGCACCGAGGGCACGTAGTCTCTACTTTCCGGTTGAAATTGGGCATGTGCATCTCCTGTCATCAGGGTCAGCATAACACCAATTGGTCCTATTGTCCACTTAACTTTGTCCGCCCAAAATGCCGCCGACATCTTACCTTTGGCGATGTTCTTGCCATGCCGGGCTTTGAACGAGGCGCGCTTCTTCTTCATCTTCTCGGACTCACCGGCCTTGGGCTTGCCCGCTGTCTTCGCGCCCTGCTCACCGAACCGGATGGTCTTCACCTGATCGCCCTGCTTGGCGACAACGACATGACTCTTGGTCGGATGGTTGGGTGTCCGCTTGGGCTTGTTGTACCCGCTGACTCCGGCGCGTTCGAGGCGAGGGTCTTTAGCCATCAGCTTGCGACTCCTTTGATAACAACAAAGCTGAGGACCAGCGTGTCGGTGCCGGTCGCAGGCACTGCACCGTTGTCATTATTCCCAATGGAGATTGTACAAGACCCAGCGCTGACGCTTGTGACCCCTACGGTGTAGTACTTCCGTGTGGCGGCCGCCGCACCCGACGTGATGTTCACGAGGACCACATCTGTCGCCGCGATAAAACTGTTGGTCAGGGTGAACTCATCAGCCTCGTGGCCCGCGAGAGATCCGGCGACGAGGGTGATTTGGCCGGACAACTTGTTGAGGGTCACACCTGTGGTGCGGCTCGTGAGCTGTGTTACGGCGCCACCAGTACCGGTCGGGTAGCCGAACTTCCCGCCGAAGTTCACCGCGCCCGTCCCCTTGGGCGTGACATCGATACTGATGTCGGTGTCGGTGCCGTCGGCCAGAAGATCGTTGTTGCTCAGCGTCAGTCCGGCCGCAGCCGCGGAGGTGTGGAACGCGTCGGATGTGACTGAGGTGATACCGGTAAACGTGCCGCTGAAAGACACTCCGGAGATCGATCCACCGGTAATCGTGATGTTGTCTGCGGCCTGAGTAGCGATGCTGCCAAGTCCGAGATTGGCGCGCGCACCGGATGCCGTCGAGGCCCCGGTACCCCCATCGGCGATGGCCAGATCGGTGATGCCCTCCACCGTGCCGCTAGAGATTGCGACCTTCGGAATAGACACTGCGCCCGACCCATTAGCCGTAACTGTCAAACCACCATTGGTGTTCGTCGCCCGGATCGTATTACCGTCGATCTGCACGTTGTCGACGGCCACAGACCCCGTACCGACCTTGAGCGCAGTAGGTACGCCGCCACCGCCATACACGATCTTCTCAGAGGCATCAGGGCCCCCATCTACGTGTAGGAGCTGCTCGTAGGTCGCACTGACCGTGTTATCCGTGAGGTTCGTAGCCATGGCGTGCTCCTGTTAGAGAGCGGGCCCGAAGGCCCGCTCCATTAGCTCGGCGTCACCGCGTTGGTGCCAGCAGCGTCAACCCAAGTCGAGTTGGCATTTGCACCGGTCGCGATCTTGAGCTTGCTGTTGGTGGTGTCGAACACCACAGACCCAGCGGCCTTGTTGGTCGTATTGATCGCGGCGCTGATGTCGGCGATGGTCGTCGCGGCTGCCGTCGGGATCTGGAGATAACCACCGGTGGCATCGAGACTCCCGGTGATCGTTCCCGTCGCAGTGAGCGAATCAACGGTCGCGCTGATCGCCCGCAGGTTCGAATAGGTCGTACCTTTGTAGACAGACATGAGTCCCTCCTTGGATGGAGGTAGGGGCCGAAGCCCCTACCCTTAGCTCACGTCGGCCATGACGACCCACGCCTTGACCACGAGGTCAGTCGGCATGGCAGTGGCGAACGAGATGTCGAGCGTGTCCGCCGCGCTGTACACGGTGGGGTTCGCAAGGTTCGCCGCACTGGTACCGGTCGCGTTGATAGCGATACCGGTAGCGTACGTCACGGAGCCGTCCGTCAGGCCGAGCGTACCCGTCGTATTGGTCGACTCCGCCGAGGTAACGGTGTAGCCGGCCGACAGGACAACAGAGCCAGCCGGGATCCGCAGGACCTGCAGCGTGTCGCTGGTGGTCAGGGCCAAAACCCCGGCCGCCGAACGCGCTGCAATGATCGTTGCGAAGTTCAGCTCGACGGACATGACCGTCAGGTGGTCATTGCCTTGGGCGAGGTACGCATCCGCGGTACCCTTATTGAAGCCGAGGCTGTCGGTGTAAGCAGTCATCTATCGACCCTCCTTAGAACGAGACCACGGCCTGCGCGATGGCTTCCGGCTTCACAACCTTGTAGCCATAGACCTGCAGTCCGCGAATGATGTTGCCAAAGGTCGACTCGGCACGCAGGGATTCCATCTCCGTCATCTGCGATGCGAAGGTGAAGCCCATCTTGTGGCCAGCGATCAGGCTGTACTTGCCCGAGTCGACGTACAGGTTGTGCGACACGTAGATCGTGAACCGGTCGATCATGCCGAGCCGGCCGTTGCGCACCACCGAAGTACCATCGCCGGTCAGCGATGCGTCCTTCAGCTCCGACTTCTTGATGAGCCCCGCCATCTTGGCCGGGATCACAAGGTAGCGGTCGCCCTCGGGGGCGTTCGCCTCGTCGAGAACGGTGCCCATGTCGACGATCAGATCGACCACCGAGGTGGTACCACCGGCGCCGTCCTTGGTCACCGACAGCGGAGCGCCGCTGGTGCCGAGGTTGAACGAGGCAGACTGCTCACCCGCAGTCGCACCCTTGTTGGTGGCCGCGATGTCAGGCAGCAGGTCGGTCAGAACGCGCTGGTCGATCTTGATCTTCATACGCTCGGAGGCGTCCTTGGACCAAGTGTCCATCATGTTGATGTCCGACTGGACCTTGTCCACGTCGTCCTCGACGCAAGCGAAGTACTCGCCTTTGTCGATGACAAGCTGCAGCTTCGGCTTGTCGGGGTTCTCGACCGTCAGGGTCTGGCCCTTGACGTAGTCCCGAATGGTGATTTCCGGCGTGGTACGGATGTTGACCGTATCACCCATGCTCCGGATCTCGCCTTCGTAGTCGGTGTTCGAGATCGCTGCGAGCACGGTGGCGTCGTAGAAGTTCTCGATCAGTTTGCCACTCCATATCTCCGGGATAAAATTTCCGGAGTAATTGGGGCGGCCACCAGCGACAGGAAACGACATGATATTTCTCCTTTGCGTTTCTCTACTCCAGCAGAACCTCTAGCTGTTGTATTGCGCACAGACTATCACGATGAGTATCCTTTTTCATCGCTTTTAGCTCGTCCGCAAAAAACTGGCGTGCTTCTGGTACATTCGCCCCAGTCCCACGTCCACTGTACCGACCCGTTGCGTGTTCGAGCCACCACAGTGCGAGCCTCGCTTGGTGTTTCTTCAGCACCAAATGTGGTTCCATGACTGTCAAGATGCTGACCATCGCGTCTTTGTTCAGTAGCTCCCAAGACACTGAGTCTTGCTGGGACTTTCTACCGGCGGTGCGAGATGCCAAATGCCCACCATATATCTCACTTAGTGTTGTGAGTATATGGGCTGCATTGGCTGCTACCGCTAACCGTACCCTTGGGCGGACGTATAACTGTCCTGCACGACCTTTCGGGTACATACGCTGTGTGTCTATGCAACCTTCTCCATCAAAGAAACCGGCGAGATACTCAGGCGACATGTTTATTCCTCCGTAGTGGTATAAACATTGATACTAAGATCAGTCGCCTCCAGTCAAGCCATCAGTCCTCCTTAGTTCATGCGGTTACGATACGACCTTCCCGCTGTGCAGCGAAAATGTCGCGCTCAATGCGGTCCCGCTCAGTCTCCTTACCCTTGTACTTCCCCTTCTGGACATCGGTAAAGAACCGTTTGATGTCCTCTTGGGTGTAGGTCTTGGGTTCCCCGGCCGTCTTGTTTCCACCGGACCGCCCCCTTCCGGGCGCGACCTGCTTCTCAAGTTCCGAGGCTGACTGCGCTGTCCGCGTGCTCCGAGCATTCGGTACACCGGCCTGCCCTTTCCAAGCGGTGAAGAAGTTCACAACCCTACGTGCATCCAGATTCCGCTGCGCGTCCTCCA